ACGGACTAAAGTGGTGAGTGGAGTATATAATCAAACTTACTTTAATAATAGACCTGAAGAAAAAGAAAGAGAAGGTGTATTGTATGGAGTCATTTTAGTTAACCAACGGACATTCGAGCGTGAATGTATAAAGGTTGGAATCGCTAGTGGTAAAGACTGGCGGCATGTAATCAAAAGAAGTCGTGGTTTTAAAGGGTACGATTTACGTATTCAGCGAACATATCACGATACCATTTATCGGTGCTGGCAAATCGAGCAGGCACTTCACGAGAAGTTTAAACACGATAGTTATTCTCCAACTCAAAAATTTGGTGGGCATACAGAGTGCTTTAAAATTTCTTCTCTTATTTTATCCCAGTTCCCAAAAAATAATTCTTGACAAATGGTTAGCCGTTTGTTATAATATTATCATATTTGAGAGAAAGAGAATAAATGACAAAAATAATACCACCAACAAATTGTCCATCATGCGATAGCATATTGGAATTTGTAAATGATCAGTTATTTTGTCAGAACAACTCTTGCTCAGCAAAATCTGCAAAGCGTCTCGAACACTTTGCAAAAACTTTAAAAATCCGAGGTCTTGGTCCATCTACTATTGATAGACTTGGTCTTGAGGATTATCACGATATTTATACTCTCACCCAAGAGGAAATATCTACCTTGTTGGATTCAGAGAAGCTAGGTACGAAACTACACAATGAGATACAGAAATCAAAGAGTGTCGACCTTATAACTCTACTTCCAGCTTTTTCGATACCGCTGATTGGCTCAAGTGCTTCAAATAAATTAGCGAAACACATCTCATCTTTAAGTGAGATAACCCCAGAGATATGTACAGAAGCAGGTCTGGGTCCGAAAGCGGCGTCGAATCTTATTGATTGGTTGGTAAACACTTTCCATTTCGAACAATACTATAACCTACCCTTTACTTTTACTTGCAAAAAACGAGAAGAGGTCACTAACACTGACACTAAGGGGACAGTTTGCATTACAGGAAAGTTAAAAAGCTATCCAACTAAAGCCGCTGCACAAGAAGTATTAATAAAGAAAGGCTACTTAGTAAAGGATAATCTCACCAAAGATGTAACTATCTTAGTTAATGAGAGTGGAATCGAAAGTGCTAAAACCAAGAAAGCAGAAGAAATGGGTATAATAATAAACCAAAATTTAAAAGAACTTATTTAGGAAAATAAAATCATGGCATTACCAAAATGGACAGACGAAAGGACTCAATCTCTAGTAGATTTCGTAGGAAGCGAGAGCCCAATATCACAAGAAACTGTAGGAAACGCTGCAGAGCACTTGGAAACATCAACCCGTTCAGTCTCAAGCAAATTGAGAAAAATGGGTTTCGAAGTTGAATTAGCATCAGCATCAGCTTCAAAATCTTTCTCAGACGAGCAAGAAGCAACATTACAAGCATTTGTAACAGACAACTCAGGTTCTTATACTTATGCTGAAATTGCAAGTAATTTCGAAGGCGGACAGTTTTCTGCTAAGTCAATTCAAGGAAAAATTCTTTCTATGGAACTTACAGAGCATGTTAAGCCTGCCCCTAAAGTAGAAACTGTTAGAACTTATACTCCTGAAGAAGAAAGCACATTTGTAGAGATGGTTAACGGTGGTTCTTTCGTAGAAGAAATCGCTGACGCTCTTGGCAAATCTGTTAATTCAATCAGAGGTAAAGCTCTTTCACTTCTAAGAAGTGGCGAAATTAACGCTATTCCAAAGCAAAAAGAAACTAAAGGATCAAGCAAAGCTGACGTTCTTGCTGACATTGATATTACTGACATGACTGTAGAAGCAATCGCAGATCAAATCGGTAAAACAGTAAGAGGCGTAAAAACTATGTTAACAAGACGTGGTTTACAGTGTGCTGATTACAACGGTGCAGCTAAAAAAGATATCGGTTAATCCGCAGTATTCAATTTAGTCGGTGGAGGCACTCTTGTGCCTCTGCCTTTTTTAATTTTTGAGAGAGTTATATAGTGAATATTGCATCAGCGTTGCTAAAACAGATTATAGTTCAAAAAGATTTAGACACATGGTCTAAGTTAAAAGAACATTACCTACCTGGTGAGTATCAGTCAATATTCCGCATCCTTGATAAACACATAGACAATTATCAAGACCTTCCAAAATTCGAAGATCTCCGATATGAAGTGCGAGATCGAAAACTTCAAGAAAAAATATTCGCAATCGAGTCAATAGATGTCGAAGTAGACGCTTGGCTATTACTTGATTATCTCAAAAATGAATACGCACAAGTTGAAATCTTAGATGAACTTGATAAATATATTGATAACACAGTCGCAATGGCTAGTGCAGAAGAAAACATAGAGCAACTCCAAGAAATAGTATTAAGGGTAAGTGACAAGGTAGACGTTAAAGCCCCCGAAGAAAGTATGCAGAGCATATCTTTATTTGAGGATGACAAAGAACTATCAAGGTATTTACCCTTAGGACTTAATAGTGAGTATGACTCACAAATTCAGTTCTCACCAAAAGACTTAGTGCTTGTGGGCGGGAGACGAGGTGCAGGTAAGTCTGTTACCTGTTGTAATTTAGCAGCGAATGTCTACGATTCAGGTCGTAGTGCGCTTTATTTTACTATAGAAATGGACAGCAGATCAATTCTTCAGAGAATATGTTCTGTTTCAACAAAAATACCTTTAAAAAGACTACGCAGTAAAATGCTATCCACTGAAGAGTGGAATCTAGTAGGCGGCTGGTGGGCAGGTCGTTTTGATGGTGGACATGAATTATTGCCAGAGTTTGTAAAAACACATGACTTTGACACATTTCATAAAAAACTAACAAAACTTCCTCTCCACAAAGAAAAGCAATTGGATGTTATTTATGATCCAGCTTTAACTCTCTCAAAAATACAGTCAGAGCTAGATAAAAAGGTCAACCAACTTGATGTTGGTGTGGTTATTGTTGATTATCTAAACCAAGTCAAACGCCACAATGCACCAAGTCGTTCAGGACAATATGATTGGACAGAACAAATTGAAGTCAGTAAGAAAATGAAACTATATGCCCAAGAATATGAAACATTATTCTTTGCCCCATATCAAACAGATGCTAGTGGAGAGGCTAGATTTGCAAAAGGTATACTTGATGCGGCAGATGCTGCTTATGCCTTAGAAACATGGGATCAGCAAGATGGGTGTATGACTTTTAATTGTGTAAAAATGAGAAGTAATAGAATGGAAAGTTTCACAAGTGCAGTAGACTGGGAAACATTGAAGATTGGTCCACAGACCGCACTTAACCCTAAAGAAAAAGAAAACATAGAAAACAGTATGAAAACAGGAGAAGATGTAGATGACATTTAAATGGCAAGCATGGGTATTAAGCCTATACATTTATGGGGCGTTTGATCCCTTAATTATAACTATAACTGCATTACTAAACAGACTATGATTCTATATACAGAGGCACAATTAATGATAGCATATACTAGATATGTGCGAAAGTTGGAAGAATCCACAGTAAAAGTGATTACACCAACAATAGAGGAGTTTCGTATAATTTACGAAACAGAATTAGAAGAACAACTATGGGATCAGTTAAATGACTAAAACAGAAAAAGCAGCATTACAAGAATCAGTAGTGCAAGTAGGCGCTGCTCTTCTTATTAACTTTCCATTACAAACATTCCTACTATGGTTATTCATAGAAAAATGGGGATGGACAAGTGCATTTTTGATATCACTTACAACCACTTTTATATTTACAGTAGTTGCATTGATACGAACATACATGATTCGTATGGAAATAGAAAAAAGACGCAGACATGGTTTATGGAGAAAAGTAAGGAATGGCGGCAGATAGAATTAGTAAGGAAACGGCAGAGTTAGTAGCTCTGCCACCCTACACATGGGAAACACGATCAGTTAAATTTCTATTGAATCAGAAAAAGATTTATCAAAATATAGAACGAGTGCCCATAAATCAACCACTATATGATAGTATTCTAAAACATGGTATTGAATCTCCTATACTATGTATGCCCAACTATTATCCAATCGCAGGAAGTCAAAGAATGAGAGTGATGTGGGAAATAGTAAGAAAACATCAGGATGGATGGATGTTTAAAACAATGGATGTAAAAGTCTGCCGATTTGAAAAAGAATGGTGGAATATGTTTTACTTGTGGGGAGATAAAAAAGAAAGAGATCGAATGATTGCAATTTGGTTTCAAATGGTAGAACTTGCTTGGAAAAGTAAGTATTATGAGCATGAGACA